TGTTTATAAAATATCCTTCACCTGCAACTGCAGTAAAACCAGAAGTTTTAACTGCTTGCCATGATGTACCACCAGATACTTCACCAAATGATAATTGACCAACACCTGTTGCACCTGAACCTGTAACAGATTCTACTTTTAAAAATCTATCAGCTGTAACATTTCCAGTGGGAAATTTAAGTGTGTATGATTGACCAGCTGAGTGTGCTGGTGATTGTAATTTAATACCATGTGAATTAGCTTCACAATTCAAAATTAATGTACCAGGATTTGTGTTACCACCTACTTCAACAGCACCTGTACCGTTTGGATATAAATTTATATCTCTGTTTGAAACAGTTACAATATTATTATCGTTTGTATCTAAGTTACCACCTAATTGTGGAGTAGTATCATCAACAACATCACCACCTGTTTGAACTTCAATCATATCAGGATTTGTGCCGTCGTTAGCTGATGCTTGAACTATTGCTGTTTTTTTATTTGTAGATGAAAAAGTAAATGTGTCTCCTGAACCAGACACATATTTAAATTCAACTGTGTAAGCACCAGTTGTTGAATTTTTTAAAATATAAAATGTTTCTACGTCTAAAGGTACAGTTACAATTTGATTTCCTGTAATTGTCCCTGTAAACTCAATCATTCTTTGTTGAGCTGTACCAGTTGTACCACCATCAGTTACAGTTAAAGCTGTGGTTTGTGCACCACCTGCAATTGATACTTGTGCAAAACCACCAGTTAATTGTGAGATAAGACTTAAATTGTTATTTGTTTTTGTTCCCCATGTACCAGCGTTTTCGCCAGTAGCCATTAGTTCTATACCTAAATTTGTATATGTAGATGCCATAAATTATCTCCTATTATGCAGCGTCAGTATAACTTGTATTTGATCCAGTTGCAACATTAGAATAACTTGTATTCGATCCAGTTGAAACATTACTATAAGATGAATTTGATCCAGTGTCAATATCCTCATAAGCTAAAATAAAAGGTAGTCCTACAGAAGCAGTGAAAGATTGACCTGTTAATCCTACAACTTGATCTTTTGGTGTAATTGCGCCCACAGAAGCAGTAAAAGATTGACCCGATAATCCCATTACTTGATCTTTTGGTGTAATCGCTCCTACAGAAGCAGTAAAAGATTGACCCGTTACAGGCACTGAAGATGAACCTAAACCTACTAAAGTTCCTAAAGAAAATTCAGATTGTTGACCACTTAAAGTTACAGCATCATTTGGAGCAATTGCTGTTCCTTGTGCTGAAGTAATTTCAAGACCTGTTAATTGAACAAGTGTTCCTACAAAAGCAATTGGTGTCCCTTGTGACAAAGTCATTGATTGACCTGTTACAGATACATCTTCATTTGGTGCTACAGCTGTGCCTTGTTCAGCTGTAAATTCTTGACCTGTCAGACCCATAACTTGATCTGCAGGTGTAATTACTCCTAAAGCACTTGCAGTTTGTTGACCAGATAATTCAACTGATACATCAATTCCTGTATTTAAAGATCCTGGTTGTGCTGTAAATTGAGAACCTGCTACAGTTGTACTTACATCAATTACATTTGCAATTGTTCCAAGATTAAATGTTGCTGACACTCCTGTTGGTTCAACAACAGCTGTACCTGTTAATGTTAAAGACCCTACATTAGATGAAAAAGAAACACCTGTTAAAGTAACAGTTTCGTCTGCGAGATTTCCCCACTCACCAGCGTTCCAGGACTTTGCACCCCAACCTGTAGCTAATAAAGTGTCTTGACCAAAATACGCCTGTCCCCAGGTGAATCGGCCCCATCCTGAGTCAACCGACATTGGCTACTCCTATGCTAATCTGATTATTGCGCTACTTGCGTCTGCTGTAGGAAATTGAATTGTAAAAGTTCCGTTAGTTGCAGTTTTATCACCACCGAATGCAATCACACAAACTGCATCAGTAGTTCCTGAACCACCATCTGTTGTTGTGTTATAAATTAAAGCACCGTTTGCAGTAAAAGAAGCTGATGTGTAAGAAACATCACTAAAATCTGTAAATGCAGTTGTTGAAGATAAAGATACCCCACTATTTGTTAATGTTGCACCACCTGCTGTGTAAGCAGTCCCTGCTGTATTTGTAATCTCTTCTGATGTTGAATAATCTGTAGTAGCAGCACCTAAAGTTGCATCACTATCATATAAAGCTATTTTAAAAGTATCACCACTTGAAGAATCAAAGTCATGTTTACCTTGTAAAAGTTCTTGTTTAAAACTTGAACATATTGCTGATGTAATCGCCATAATTTTTCTCCTATTACGGTGACGGTGATGGGATTGGAATACGAACAGTACCATCTGTGTAGTCGTCCCTTTTACGTCTACCAAGTTGCTCTGCAGCAAACTTCTGCATTTCTTGTTTATACTTATTTTCGTAAAGTGTCAACATATCTATAGGACCTTTTAAAAAAGAAAATGCCTCTACTAAACATGCATATAACAAACCATTTGGAAAATATTGACTAATATAAGTCGTTGTATTTGAGCTAGATAATCCATCTGGAATAGCCTCATAGTGAATTTTAAATGTATATGTAGTATCTGGTGCAGGAGCTAAAAATAATCTACCTGATGTAGTATCTGACACACCTGTTGCCCCACCAAACATAGCATAATATTTTGGTTTTGCTCTAGCTGTAGATTCTGTGGATGGCACATATTCTTGTAAATAAGATTCATCTTTTTTCTCCAACCAGGTATTTGCTCCTGTTGCAGCAGATGTAGAATCATACACTTGTACACCTTTTACAAATAAAGTTTTTGCAGGAACGTTAATCGTATTTTGACCAGTAACTAAATTACCAATAGATTGTTTTTTATATGCATCAATTGGAACTTCTCTTAAAATTTTAAATTCTGCATTTTCAATAAAATCATTTGTAATAGTAGAAGTTAATACATTGGTATCTGTTTCTGTATAATCTAAAATTGCTTGTGTTAATGTTGCGTATGTATATCCAGACATTATACTAGAATCTCCTTACATTCAGGACAACTTTTTCTAAATCTACTGTGTTTAGAACAATGCTCTGGTTTTACTTCTTCAAATAATACAAGATGTGGATCTTTTTCTTCTTTGTTAAAAAATGTTTTTATCCAATTAAAAAAATGTTTTATCATGATTGCACTGTTACGGGACCTGCTGATGCAGAACCACCGCCTCCTGTTTCTGTTATACTAGATGTTGTTGCAGTTGCAAAGGTATATTTATCATCGTTAACTTTAGTTATTGAATACCCTGAAGCTGAATTAATTGTTGATCCTAATACTCCACCAACATTTTGTGCATCTCTAAATCTTACAGTATCACTTGTAGATCTACCATGATCAGGTTCTTTTACAGTTATTGTTGTAGATCCAGATGTTGTTGTGAAAGGATTTAGTGGAAGCATTTTAGGAACAGCAGTTTCTGTTCTATCTGTTCTTACATTCATCAATGCAATACCATCTGCACTTTGTGGTTTAGGTTCTAATTGTGGTTGCTTTGGTTCGTATTCTGAAACATGAACAAACGAACCATTCCATTCTTTAACCATTTCTCTGTATGGAAATTCCATACCTGATCTGTCCGATATTGCTTTTGCGTATTTACCTGTTGCATATTTAGACATTAAGATCCTGGGTAAAATGTTTTAGGTGTTATGTATGTGCTTGAAGCTGAACCGTCTTCTTGTAAAGCTCTTTGTAATTCATCTTCATATAATAATTTCATGGGTTGCACCATTTGTGGTTGATATTTTTGTGCAAGATAAAAAGCTAAACCAGAAGTCATACAAGGCACAAATCTAAAAGGTATATCAGTTGCATTTGTAAAATCTCCAACATCTTGTATTCTTTTAATGTAATAGATATGCATGTCTTTAGATGCATTTGTAGAATCTGGTGTTGGATAAACTTGAATACTTACATGATCTATAAGTCTTTGAACAAAATATTGATTAGGTGTTCCTTTAGAAAGTTTATTTGAAAAACCTCCATAAGTTGATCTATCAACTTTTGTCATTGGACTATCTGCTTGAGTTGTTTGTGTTCTATTAGATCTTAACTGTGCTTCAAGGACATCGGATATTCCATAAATACCATTTGGATTTGAAGTGGCACTTGTACCATCTGAACTTGCTCTAAAAAATTTATATTCTGCTTGTCCTTCAATTAAATCAATATCTAATTCATCAATCTCCCAATAATGAATTCCTCTATTACCCCATTCTTGAAGTAATATATTAAGAGATCTTCTTGCTGATCTTAATTGATTTCCTGAAACAGCTTGTAAACCAATACGTTCAAAAGCATCTTCTATTATTTCATCAATAGAAAAATTTTTATCAAATATAGTTGTTCCAGAAGTTGTGTTAGCCATTTAAACTCCTAGCCAGTGTAGCCAAGTGTAACAGATGTAGTAGCAGTGATAGTCGCGTGAACACCAGTTGTAAATCTAATTCCATTTCCTGGTATGTACATATCTAAACCTTCTGTTCCAAAGTCTGCTTCAAAAACTTTATCTCCACTTCCACTTGTTCCGTCTCTTAAAATAAGTTTAGAAGACGCAACACCTTCACACTGAATGTAAGTTATTCTTGCAGGTCCTAAATTTGTAGATCCACCAGAAATAGTTTTAACTTGTCCTGTACTTGTTATCGTCGTAAATTTTTGATCCGATGACATATTTGTTTCTCCTTAAAATTGATGTGGGGCCGAAGCCCCACAATAATTATTTATTACGCTTCTTTAGCGAAAGTTCCTCTAACTTCAGTAACTTGCCATGCTACAGTTCCATCTAATGATGAAATTACAACATAGTCACCTTGTTTAGAAGTAGACTTTGTATTGATCAAATCTTTGTCATCAGTTGATGAACCAGCGTAAGTAATTCCGTCTGATGCATTTGGGCTGATTGTTAAAGTGTTTTGACCATCAGGTGCATTGTTTACAAACTTGAATGAATATCCAATTGCAATTGCTGGTAATGTGAATAC